GATCGTGGCGTACTTCCGCAAGCGGCACCCGGAGTTCGTGCGATTCTTGGAGGAGGGCGAATACAAGAGGGGGAACGATGGGTAAAATCATCCTTTTGAACGAACCCCCACCGGCGAAGGACGAACCGCCGTTGGGGATCTGCAACCAATGTGGCCGGTGCTGTTATATGTTCACGGCCAAGGGCCACACGAAGCGGGGCGATATTCAGGGCATCGTTAGGATGCTGAATGCCATCGGTGGGTTCCCGTTGCCGGTGTTCCTGACCGACCAGACCGAATTGAAGTTGACGGTCAATCTGGACAACGCCCCGTGCCAGCATTACGACCAGATCTCGCATCTCTGCAAGGATTACCTGAACCGGCCGGAGATCTGCCGCAAGCATTGGTGCGAGGAAAGTAAACAGCGACTCAGGGAGAGGAACGGTGAAGCGGAGGCCAAAGGTACGGATGGACGACCTGATTGAGGTTTTGTGGGACGATGCCTTTGAGCATCGTGGCGACGCCGCATGGCACAGCCGGGATCATGTGATGCCCGACAAGACCTCATATGAAGTGCGGAGCGTGGGGTATTTTCTCAAATACGAAAACGACAAGATATACCTTGCCGGTGACATCAGCGGCGATGAAGTGGCCCGGATCTTCGTCATCCCGCAAGGGTGCATCAAAGGGTTCAGGAAACTGAAGTGAGTAGACGGGGGCGTAGGAAGGCCATCAAGAGGCCGTGTTACCGGTGCGGTAGAAGGCGCACCGTCCATGGCGTGATTGTCATACGGATGAAGTCGGCCCATAACCTTTGTCGCAAGTGTACGGACATCCTGACGGAAGCATGGATATAGCGGAATTACAGGCCGAAAACGCCCGGCTTGAAGCGTGGGCAGACAAACAGTACATGATCATCGAAGGGCTCCGTATGGAAATACGGGACTACGAAAAGACGGTTCAAGCATTGCGTAAAAAACTGGACAAGGTGGTGGAGTGGGAGAAAAGGCACCGGGCCGCATTCAACAAGGACTTCGGAAGCGACCGCCCCCACATCGCCGCCCTGAAGCGTTCGGCGGAATTCGCCCGGTTGCATATCGAACTGCAAGAAATCCTAGGGGGTAAAGAATGAAGCGATTGATTACCTTGGTTACAACATTCGTTGTCTTGGCCGCAACACCGGCGTGGGCGTCACCTTTTCTGGTGTGCGACCCGGATACGACCACCAACCCACCGTCCTATTACCGGGTGGTGATTGACGGCGCACCGGCCATTACCGATCCGGCACAGGCCGTCACGGGTGGGGTTCGGCTCCATTTCGATTGCGCCGGGATGGATTTCAAGGTGGCGCACAACTTCGCCGTGGAGGCTTGCCGGGTGAATTCCATTGGCGTGGAGGCGTGTAGTACACCGGCGGTTTTCAATTATCTTGCACCCGTGCCCCCTTCGGCACCTACCGGTGTAAGGTTAGAGAAATAAAGAAGGGTATACGGATATGGATGGAGGAGAGATGAGCGAGGAAAAGCGGGAGGAACGGAAACCGATCTACCTGAAACTGGAATCGGCGGCCTATTGGTTGCGGCCGGGCAAGTGCCACTTCGGTTTTTCCCTGAAGGATGAAAACGGCCAGCCCTACGGGTTTGAGGTGACTTGTCACACCAACTTTCAGGAAATGATGATGAAGGCGATCCAGCGGATGGATACGGTCACCCCATGGCCCGAAGAGAAAAAAGAAGTAGTGATCCATGAAGTACAACCCGGATCTTGACGCATACATCATAACACCGGGCCGCATCGACGAAGATCCCGATGCTGACCACACAGAAGTCGCACGGGATCTGATGCGCCCCCGTAGTTGCCCGGTCTTCACTTACGACCATCTGCTATATGAACTTGGAGATCTCGCTAAAAGAATTAGCCAAGATGACGCCCGAAGAAAGGGACTCGATTCGGGAGATGCTCATCGAAAGGCTAAACGATCTGGAGCGTAGAAAACGGGAGATCAAGGCGTCGGATCCCTTCATGTTCTTCGTGCCTTCGTCGGGCGACTTGAGCCCGGCGCACAAGGAGTTCTTGGCGAAGTACCTTCGGCCGGAGGACATTCCCGATCGGGTGGACAGCCAGTTGGATTCCCTGATCTGCGACGCTCCGATCATCCTGACGGCCGGTGGAAACCAATCCGGCAAGACGACCCGTGGCGTCATCGAGGACTACATTGACATTACCCATGAAGTTCCGTACGCCCTGCAGGATATATATCCGAAGTCGAAGATCCCAGAAAAGTGGCCGTTTCAGATCCGCACCGTCGGCGTGGATCATAAAACCTTTTTGAACAACTTGCTCCCCATTTACCAGTATTGGGCCCCACGGCGGTTCCTCAAAAATAATTCGTGGGAAGATTCGTTCTCGTCCGAACACCGCACATTGTCCCTGTATTCGCCGGATCACAAGGACAAGGTCATCGGCACCATCGAGTTTATGACCAACGCTCAGGATGTGGAATCCTTTCAGGGCCCTCCGAGGGACAAGGTCAATTACGACGAAGAACCCCGGCTGGAGATCTACAAAGAGAACCTGATGCGGTTCGTGACGGCAGACCGGTTGCGGATCCGCTTCAATATGACGCCCACACGGGGGTTGACTTGGGTCAAGACGGAAATCCTCGACAAGGGCCAAGATGAAAAGGGTAATGCCATACGGGCGTTCAAGATCGCAACGGTGGGGAACCCACGGGCTAACCTCGATGTCGTCAAGGAAATTATCGAGCAATCGACGGCCTCATATGAGGAACTGAAGATGCGATTGCTTGGTGAGTTTATTTCTTTGGGTGGGTTAGTTTATGGCAATCTCTTCAACCGCTCTACTCATATCATTCAGCCTTTTACTCTTAGTTACTACGATCACATTGTGTATCGTGGGCTGGATCCTCATCTCGTCAAACCGACGCATTGCGTCGAAGTTGCAGTTGACCGAGAAGGCATTGCTTATGTTATCGGCCGATATTCGCAAAATGCGGATACAGATCGCATTAAATCGGATCTCGCAGAAAGGGCGCAAGTCCGTGGGTACCGTCTTGGACAAACCCGATGCGACAAATCCGCCGACTCCAGCATAACGGTGTTGGGCGGTAAAAATATTTTCCGTGAGTTGGGTCGGGGCCAGAATGCCATTCCGGCCCTGATCACAACCGACAAGTTCCCCGGTAGCATCGCCGCCGGTGTGGACACCATCAAACAATATCTCAAGCCGCACCCGGCGACGGGCAAGCCGAGGCTGTATTTCTTCGATACGCCGGAGGTGTGGCAAGTTGTCAAGGCGGTTGAAAACTTGGAACGGGAGAAGGCCCCCAACGAAGACCGAAAGGGAGTCAGGGACAAGATTGATGAAGGACGGCATGACGACCATGCTTGTCTACGGTACATCTTTCAGGGGCCACTCGTGTGGCTACCCCCAACCCAATCCGCACCGGAACGCACCGAGGAGAGGTACATCTAATGGAGCCTGTCAGCGAACGCATTAAACCGAAGAACAAACCCGAACGGCTTATGGGCAACAAGGATCCCTTGCTTTCCCGTTTGGATGAAATGATGGGCGAGAGTCAGGCCCTGAAGGACACCTACATGGATCGGTGGGCGAAGAACCTGAAGATCATGTTTGGCATCCCCATCGAGTCCGAATCCCAGAAGAGCGATATCCGCAACCGGCGCAAGACCTACTTCCGCAAGGTGTGGGCCATCAAGTGGCGTTTTATCGCCAGCGTGTTTGGTTCCCTGATGGCCGATGAGGACACCGCCAAGATCGAGGGCCGGGACAACCTGAACGACTTCCAAAAGGCCGGTGTGCTGACGGAGATGGTCAAGTACCATGTAGACCGTATGCGCCGGAAGCACAACCTGTCCCTGAAACATATTTGGGCGTTCCACGATATTCTGGACAACGGTTTTTGTGCGGGGCTCTTGTATTGGGATTACGACAAGGACGGCAAGATTGATGAACCCGGTTACAAGTTGTATCCGCCGGAATCCGTCTTGCTCGACTTCGCCGCCGAAACGGAAGATGAAATGCGGTACATCTTCTTTCAGGAATGGTTGACCATGGACGAACTCAAGGCCCGTGGATACAAGAACCTTGACAAGATCCAGCCGGAGGCCATTCCCAACGAACAACTTCGTCAGGTGCGATATAACATTCACAAGGATCCCACGCAGTATCACACGCCAGCCGGTGGATCCGGTTCCCCCTCTGCATATCTACGGGGGCGGTACAAGGGTGCCGGTGAGGCGATGGGCGATCATGTGGACAGCAAGGTTGGGCCTGAGTTTTACCACATCGTCAAGGGGTTCTACCGGGACGGCGGCCAGATCAAGTATGTCGTGTTCCAGCCCAACATGGCGATCTTGGAGGATCCCGTCGATAACCCCTACGGTGACCGCTACCCCATCGTGTTTGGGCAATGCCTGACCGTCGCTCACCGGCTGATCGGCGAAGGTTTTGCCGAACCGCTGGAGGGCCCCCAAGAGTCGTACAACTATTTCCTCAACATGAGGAAAGACAACATCGCCTTGGCCCTTTCGCCTCCCGCCCTGATCAACCGGTATGCCAATGTGGAGTTGGGCAACATCGTGAACACCAAACCCGGCGGAGTGGTGTTGGGTGATATGATCGGTGAGGACGCCGTGCGCTGGCCGAAGATTCCCGATGTGACGGCCACATCGTATTCGGATGCCGCCGCCGATGACTACATGATGCAAGAGATGTCCGGCGTCACGCAGACCAAGGAAGGTCTGAGTCAGGCAGAGAAGGCGACGGTCGCCCAGTTGAATTACATGGAGTCCAACGAAAAGATCAACCTCTTTATTTTCCTGATTGCCGAAACATACTGGAAGCAGTTCCATTCCCAGTTGGCCTACCTGATCCAGACTTTCGAAACCGACCAGAAGATTTTACGGATTGCCAACCAAACATGGAAGGTCAAGATGAATATGCCGGAGTTGCCCGATGTCGAGGATGTGGGCGACTTCGATGCGGATATTGTAGTGAAGGTCGGGCCAACGGTGGCCGGGCGTCAGGCCGATATTCAGAACACCATGCTGGCCATCGACCGGGGCCTGATGTACAACCAGCAACTGGCCGCTATGCTACAGACGGGGGTCGTGGATCCCAAGAGGGCGAAGGCCATCAATATTCAGGCCCTGTATGAGGATCTGCTTCCAAGGTTGGGAAAGAAATCGACGGCCCGGTATTGGCTGGAGTTACAGGCACCCCCACCCCAGATACCGGCTCAAGGCGGTGAAGTGCCCGGCGGCCCCGGTGCCGAGGGGCTGATGGGCAGGGCAAGCCCCCAGATCGGGGGGAGGGAAATTGATATGGGCCCGGAGGCACCCGGCAACGACCTGAAGGTGCCGGGGCTCCCTAATGTGGAGGCACCGTGAACAGGATCGAAGAACTGAGCGATCATCAGTTGCTGAAGCAGTTGGAGCAAGCAGAGAACGCAGACCTCATTTTACATTCGGAGCAATGGGCCTTGGTGCATGAGGCGATGCGCCGGGTTGTCGAACAGACCAAGGATCTTTTGGCGAAGCACGATCCCAGCGATACCCTTGGGATCATCCGGTTACAGGAACGCATCGCCCTGTTTGATCAGGGATTCCTTCCCGCACTACTCAATAATCTACGGGCCGTGGGCGAATTCACCTTCGAAGAACTGAAGGAACGAAAAGCCTACCGGGCCCTCTATGAGCGGATCGCCGCTCGACTCTAATTCGCTACATCCGGCGTAATGGGATGCCAATAACGCTACCACGGGCGATAAGGCGTGGATGCGCCCCTCAAGGCGTAAAAAGGAGAGTGTATGAAGATTACACGAAAAGAAACAGGGGCTGATCGGTTTATGTCAACCCAGAACCCCGGTGGTGAGGCACCGGCCAAAAAGCCTCCCACCGAAACGCCGACCCTGCCCCCGACCCTGACGGATATCTCAGGGATGCGGGAAAGGGTCTACGAGGCTTTTGACCAGCATGAAGGCCGTGTGTCCGATACGGACACAACCACGGAATCTCACCCGGCAGATGAGAAACCGGAACCTCCAAAGGATGCCGTTACGGAGGGCGTTGTAGAGTCGCCGTCCGAAAAGTCGGACGAAGAGTCCGAAGTTTCCATGGACGACGAAAAACCCGATACCCGCACCGTCCCATACGGGGCCCTCAAGGAAGAACGGGAACGGCGCAAGCGTCTACAGGATCGGGTAGACGAATTGCAGAAGCGTGTGGATGTTCTCATCGAGGACAACCGTGCAATGATGGACTTGCTGAAGGGAGCCGACAAGGCCGCCCCGAAGAAGTCCGAACCCCTTCCCGACCTCCCCGATTCTGAGGGCATCGAGGATTACGACAGCGAACTGATAGCGCACCGCAAGACGATCAAGGCACTTCGTCAGGAACTGGCCGAACTGAAGGCGGAGCGTGACCGTTCGTTGCAGACCGACGCTCAGAAAAAACTACAGGAGTCCATCTCACGAGTTCATACCGAACTGGAGAAAGAGGGCTACCGTGGTTTTGCCGACCTGATACCGGTCGTGACAGCCAAGTTGTATGAGATCGGTGATGCGAAACTCGATAACCCCGACGGGTGGAAGAAGATCTACCGGGAGATGATTTATCCCAAGATCTACGGTGCCCCCGTTCCACCGAAGGACGAACCCAAGAAGGATACCAAGGCGGATGCCAAAGCGGCGGCCGCCAAGGTGAAACCCGGACAGGGTGGCCGTGTGCCGCCGGTGGCCGGACCCCCCAGAGAGGACGATTCTTGGGAAGCGTACCTACGGGAACGGAGGGGCAACTACCCCGGATAAGCGGTTGGGTATCTCCAGCGTACATAGAACGAAGGAGATAACTCTATGGCTAATGAACTCATTTGGACTAGTCAGAGTGGTTATCTGTATTCTGCCGAACTGAACAAGAGGTTCCAGAAACAGGCACAGCCCCTGACTAAATTTCGCCAGTTTTGTGCGATCAAAGAAGCCTTTGGTAAAGGCAAGGGCGAAACCGTAAACTGGCTTAAGGTTTCGAACGCTTCAGCGATGGGGCGTGTTCTTTCGGAAACGGAGAAGATGCCGGAAACCACGGCACCGCTGGCCCTTGGCACGGTGAGCGTGGACGAGTACGGTCTTTCGATTCCGTTTACCTTTAAACTTTCGGCCCTGTCCGAGTTTGACATTGAGGACATCGTCAGGGGTGCGCTTCTTGACGATTGCGCCAAGGTCATCGACGGCATGGTCGAGCGGCAGTTTAATGCCGCCCTGCTTCGTGGCGTTGGGGCGGATACATCCTCTCTGACGGTTACCACGGATGGGACGGCAACGGCGACCAACACATCCGCACTCAACACCGCTCATGTTCTTTCTCTTCGCTATCAGTTGAAGAAGCGGAATGTTCCGGGGTTCCCCGGTCTGAACGGCGACTACGCTTGCATCGCTGGCCCTCTGGCCCTGAGCGGCGTTCTTGGTGCCCTTGTTGGTATCTATCAGTACACCGAACTGGGGCTCAAGAATATCGTTGCCGGTGAGGTTGGTCGGTTCGCTGGTGTGCGTTTTGTCGAAGATACCTACGCTATCGACAATGCCTACGACTCTACCGCTGGTACGGCGTCTGCGATTACATGGACGAAGGGTTCTTCTTCCCCGGCCTATATGTTCGGGGCCCCGACCGTCCGTGAGGCCGTGGCGGTTCCCGAAGAGATTCGTGTAAAAATCGCAGAAGATTATGGGAGAAGCCGGGGCATTGCGTGGTACGGGATTTTCGGCTGGAAAATCGAATGGGACACCTCTGGTGGTGCGGATTCTCGCATCATCAAATGGGATTCCAAGGCTTAAGGAGGTGACACTATGGCTAGATACGACTACTACCGCATGACTCCGTATCATATGGTTCACCTCCCCGGTAATGGGGGCACCACACCCCTGCTTACCCCACAGGCTGGAACCGGTTCCGAAACGAAGACCCACACGACCACGCTGGATGCGTATGCATTCGGTGGCCGGAAGGTTCGCATCAAAAATTTTTCGTATGTGGTGACCACGGCGCAGACGGGTGCTGGATGCAACCTCGCACTCGACCTGTATGTGGGTACCACTTCGAAGGCGGCCCTTTCCCTCACGACGGAAGCGGCCGGTACCATCGTCAGTTCGACGACGGAGATCGACGAAGTGGTGGAGGCGGACTCCTATGTCAGGGTTCTCGCCAAAAGCACCACGACGGCCTCCGGTGCCAATTCGGCCAAGGGGTTCCTCCAGTTAACCTACGAGGAGATGTTCCTGTAATTAACACGGGGAAGGGGGCGACCCCTTCCCCTTTTCCCTAGGGAGAGAGAGAATGTGGAGCGATGCGACTTCGTGCGGCTATGAAGTTCGCAAGTGCAGAAACCGTGTTGTCCAGTATCTGCACGGCACGGTGTTGGACATCGGATGCGGCGACGAAAAGATCATCCCGCAAGCGATAGGGGTGGATCTGGATCCCAAGGCGGATCTCCGGGTAGACCTGAGTAGACCGGACGCCTTGAGCCTTTTCAACAACGATTCGGTGGATGTCATCTTTTCATCGCATTTCTTGGAACACATCATCGACTACGAGGGGGCGTTGCGCCAGTTTTGGCGCATCCTGAAACCCAACGGGTTGCTCATCCTGTATCTGCCGCACCGGGATTTATATCCCCGGATCGGTGAAGAAGGTGCGAACCCGGATCACAAGCATGACTTCGTGCCGGAGGACATTCTCAACGCCCTGAGCAAGTTTGCCCGGTACACCGTCATCCGCAACCAGACCCACGATGAAGCGGATGAGTACTCGTTTGAGTTGGTCATCTCAAAAGACCTACAGGCCAGACCTGAAGAGGACACACGGGACAAGTTGTTGCTGATCCGGTACGGGGCCATGGGCGACCTGATCACCATTACGCCGGTGATCCGGCTCTTGGCCCAGAAACACAAGGTCATTGTGAACACGGTGCCGGGATCGGCGGATATCCTATGGCACAACCCGTATGTCCACGAATTACGGGTGCAACAAGCGGGGGCGATCCCCAACGACCAGTTGGGTGATTATGAGGCCCAGATCCGATCATCCTATGCCAAGATCGTCACCCTCCATGAGTCCATCGAGCGCACCTTGTTGTTGGAAGAGCGGGATCCAGAGTATCACTTGCCGAAAGAGGAACGGCACCGGCTGTGTAACATCAACTACTATGACCACACCCTGAACCGGGCCGGGTTGAATGCATACGGATTGCGACCAGAGATTTACTTGTCGCATCACGAACAGTTCATGGGCGAATTGTTCCGCCGTACACACCGTGGGTTTTTCCTGATCCAATGGCAAGTGACCGGATCGGCGGCGCACAAGATCTACCCCTATACGGAACTGATCACCGACGCACTCTTGGAGCGGTACCCGGACATCAAGATCTTCCTGACGGGTGGCGGTGAGTTTAAAGTCGATGTGTCCCAATGGAACAAGCGGTTGGTGAACAAGGTTGGTTGGTGGAACCACCGTCAGGCGTGTGTGATGACCAAGTTTATGGACTTGGTGGTGTCGCCTGAAACGGGAGTTCTCAACGCCTCCGGGGCGTTCGATACCCCCAAGATCGGTATCCTGACGCACTCCAGCCGTGAGAACCTGACCAAGTATTTTTTGAACGACTACTCGCTGGAATCTCAGGCCCCGTGCGCTCCGTGCCACCGGATGATCCACGGGATCAACCAATGTCCGGTAGATGCGAATTATGGGTTGCCGATCTGCATGAGTCTGGGGCACCCACCGCATCGGATCCTTTCAATCATCGAGAAACTGTATCGGGAGTGGAAAGAGCGTGGAGAAGAAGTGCAAGCATGAATGGTCTTCGGGCTCCATCACATGGCGGAAGCACCCGAAGGGATATGAGGAACCGCTGATTCAAACCAAGTGCGACAAGTGCGGTGAAGAGTTGGTGTTGGAGTGGGACACTTGGTGGTGGCAGAAGAGGGGCAACCAGAAACTGGAAGGCATCGGTCTGAAGAATCGTGGAAACCAAGGAGTCTAAACCCAAGGCCGTTGTCATCCGGTGGGGGGCCTTCGGAGATGCGGTTCAGATCACGCCCGTCTTCCGTTTGTTGAAGCGTGATGGTTACGAAGTGCATTTCCATTGCACGACCCGTGGGGAACAGGTCACCCGGTACAACCCCCACATTGACAAGTGGATCCTCTGGCCGGATCCGTCGCCTTGGTGGAAGTGCGTCAAAGAGTGGCGGGAGTTGTATTACAAGTATGACCGGTATGTCAATCTGACAGGCACGATAGAAAATACCCTGTTACTTTTCCCAAAGCAATCGGAGTACCACCTGCCCAAGGACATACGGCACCAACGGTGCAACATCAATTACATGGACGCCACCCTCAAGAATGCCGGTTACGGTCACATCACCGGGCTGAACGGTGAGTTGTTCTTTCACCCGGACGAAGACGCCATGGCCAAGAAGTGGATGAAGCGGAACGGCCTTTGGGACAAATGGGTGATCCTATGGTCGCTATCCGGCACGGCCTTTCACAAGGTGTACCCATGGGCCGAGTATGTGGCCAAACGATTTCTGGACAAGCACAAGGATGTGGCGATCATCACCGTCGGCGACAAGGCGTGTGAGGCCCTTGAATGGAAGCACGAACGCACCTTGTCGATGAGCGGCAGACTTTCGTGGCGGAAGGCGATGATCCTGACCAAGATGACCGATTGCGTCATCGGAACCGAAACCGGGATCCTGAACGCCGCCGGATGTTACGCAACCCCGAAGGTGACGCTACTCTCACATAGCACCCCGGAGAACCTGACCAAGTATTGGAAGAACAACATCGACCTCCACGCTAATCCGGCTCTTGCGCCGTGTTACCCGTGCCACCAACTGCATTACGAGCGGGGATCCTGTTTCATCGAAACGAATGCGTTTGAGTCGGGGGCCCCGATCTGCATGGCGTATCTGGAACCTCAACGAGTGGAGGACGCCCTTGAAACGCATTACCAAAGGTTCAAGCACATGAGGAGAAGATAAATGTCAGCACCAACCGCACCCACGGCGACAACCATCGTGACCGAGGCGTTGACCCGGAAATTGAACGGGGCCACACCGGCGGCGGCCCTGATCACCCGTGCGACCAATTACGGTCTGGAAAAGGTCAAGCGGGACATCATGCGGATCTGCCGTCATTGGGAGCCCCTGCGCCGGGACTACTACTCATCGGTCGTGGAGGGCAAGACCCGGTACAGCCTACCGTCGGATTGCGAAACCGTACTCAGCATCACCCTCTTGGATTACACCCACTCCGGCGCATTGTCGGCGGTGACGGACGGCGATACGATGGTGCTGGACGCAACGGAGGATGCGACCCAAGATGAGGTCGAGGGACACCTCATGGTCATCACATCGGGTACGGGGGCCAATCAGGGGGCCATCGTATATGACTACAATTCTACGACGAAGACGGTAGAATTACAGGAAACTCTCGCAGTAGAACCGGACGCCGACGACGAATACCTGATCGCCGACGACTACAAGTTGCTCCGGCCCCAACCGGCCATCCGTCTGGATTGGAATCCTTCACGGTTCGACAAGGGCAAGCCCTCCAATTACATCGTGGGCCCTTACACCGGCACGGCCGATACCCAATATTGGGAATTGCTTGAAACCCCGGACAAGACCTATGGGGTCAAGATAACCTATTTCGCCGACCTTCGACGGCTGGATACCGCTTCGGGCCTGTACTCCACCATCCTTCGCCGGTGGGCTGATGCCCTTGAACAGGGCGTGTACGCATGGGCCCTTGGCGAGGACGATGACCGGTACGAGCGGGAGTTCCAGATCTACATCAAGATGCTTCAAGACCTACGGGCCCGTGACGGTTACATGATGGATGTGGGCGACCTTGTCAGGAAGGTGATTGTCTGATGGCATACAAAGGACAGACCTATCAGATCCTTGGTTCGGAGATCGGGTTCCAACATTCGTTTAACCTCGACTCGATGCCCCCGACGGCCGCCGTGATGCCGTCGAAAAATATCAACCTCCATAGGGGCGGCGTGAGTAAGCGTGGAGGCACGGAACACATCAACACTACCGCCCTGAGCGGCACACCGAAGATCACCGGGATCCACGATTTCTGGATGAGGGGCGGAACGCACTACATTGTATTTACAACCTCCGATGGAAAGGTTTGGAAGAACACGACGGACACCATTAAAACGGGGTGGACGACCGACAAGTACACCTCCGCCATTGTTGCCGATGACAAACTGTACATCTGCAACGGCGGTGCCGCACCGGCCACTTGGGACGGAACCACATGGACGACCATGACGAATGTCCATACCGATTGGGCGACGGTCGGTTACCCCCAGCAATTCATCCTCCACGGCCTTGGCAACCAGCAACGGCTATGGGCCGTCGGGTTCACCAACGGTGGCGTGTACTATTCGGAGGACGGGGCCCTCGACGACTTCACGACCACGGGGATCTACATCAACACCGGGGATGGGTTCGGAACCGTCGGTGCCGTGGAATTCGGTGACCGGCTTATCGTCTTCGGGAAGACGCAATCCTTCATCATCGATGATACGGACGGCACCCCAAGCAACTGGGGTTATCAGGCGGCCCAATGGTATGGCGGTGTGGCCCATTGGCGGTTGCTGATCCGCACCCCCAACGACATTATTGCCATGATGGAGGACGGCGAGATCTATTCGGTCATCGCCGCCGAGAACTACGGTGACTACAAGGCGGCCTCCATTACCCGGCCGTCGTGGATCCATAACTACATTGAGGAGTACATCGACCTGACCAAGATCAATTTGTTCCACGGCCTGTACGATCCGGTTCTCCGGGCCGTCAGGATCTGGATGGTACGCAAGGGCGATAGTGATCCCGATCAATGCCTGATGTATTTCATCGACCGGACGCCCGACAAGGCGTGGGTGATCCACGACAACCTCAATTACGACTCCGGGTACAAGGCCCATGCTTCCGGTGTGGTGCGGACGGCCCAAGGGGCGTACACCATCTACACCGGCGACGAAGAGGGGTTCCTCTGGAAACTGGAGCAAGCCGACCAGAGTGACAACGGCGAAGCGTATTACGCCGGTATCAGGACGGCCAACATCACGATGGACAACCCCCGTGTGACCAAGATGCTGAACCGGCTCCGGGTGGTGACACAGCCCGAAGGTAATTACAACCTATCCTATAACATCTTCGTGGATGGGAGCCTCCATTCCAGCGGCACCATCCTCTTGACCGGCGTCGGCGGTACTCTGGGATCGTTCATCCTTGGAACGGATGTCTTGGGCGGTATGTCGCTGATTGACACCGGTGT